TACTTTTACCCCTGGTAACGGTGAGCAGTGGGCTGGTGTAGCTCTTCCTTTAGTTCGTAAAATCTTTGGTCAAATTGCTGCTAAAGAAATGCTTTCTGTACAACCTATGAACTTGCCTGCAGGTTTGGTATTCTTCTTGGATTTCCAATACGGTAGTGGTTTTAACCCTGCATTTACTCAAGGTCAGTCTTTATATGGTACTTTGACTCCAACTGCAAATAGTGCATTTGGTAACGGTAACACTGGCGGTCTTTACGGTCAAGGAAGATTTGGTTATTCAATCAACACCTTCTCTTCTTCTGTATTCACTGCAAATGCTGTTGCTTCTGCATCTTATGCTCAAGTAAACTTTAACTCTACCTATTCTGCATCAGTAGCTGCTGGTCAGGTAATTCAAATTACTGTTGCTACTTCTTCAATCAACTCTACTCAAGGTATCATTGATACTAACGCAGTACGTGGATTTGAAATTGCAGCTACTGGTTCTACTGTAGTATCTGCTGCAACTAGTTTAAATGATCTTACTACTCTTTCTGGTGGTAACATTTATTTCTACGTAACCGCTTCAGCTGCTTCTGCTGTTAACGGTATCAGTGGTTCATTGCAAGTTTACTACACTAAACAAACTAACTTTAACGTTAGAGGTGACTTCGAGGATTCTCCTAATGATACCCCAAGCTCATACTCTAACCCTAACGCTGCATCTTCTGCATCTATTGTAATCCCTGAGATTAACGTACAGATGAAATCTGATACCATCTCTGCTAAAACTCGTAAGTTGAAAGCACAATGGACTCCTGAATTTGCACAAGATTTGAATGCTTACCATAGCTTGGACGCTGAAGCTGAATTAACTGGTATGCTTTCTGAGTACATTTCTTTGGAAATTGACTTGGAATTGCTTGACATGTTGATTGAGAACGCAGTAACTACTGCTAACTGGTCTGCTCAAATCGGTAACCAAATCAATGCTGCAGGTAATGCTTACGTATCTAACACTGCAGGTGCTTACTACAACCAAATGTCTTGGTTCCAAACTTTAGGTATTAAGCTTCAAGCTGTATCTAACAGAATTCACCAATTGACTTTGCGTGGTGGTGCTAACTTCCTCGTAACTTCACCAACTATTGCAACAGTATTGGAATCTATTCCTGGCTTTGCTGCTGATACTGATGGTGCTGCTGATACTATGAAGTATGCATTTGGTGTACAAAAGATTGGTCAATTGAACAGCAGGTATAAGGTTTATAAAAACCCTTACATGACTGAAAATACAATCTTGTTAGGTTTCAGAGGTAATCAATTCTTGGAATGCGGTGCAGTTTATGCTCCTTACGTTCCACTTATCATGACTCCTTTGATTTATGATCCTAATACATTTACTCCTAGAAAAGGTATAATGACCCGTTATGCTAAAAAGATGGTTCGTCCGGAATACTACGGAAAAATCTTAGTAGCTGATTTACAGGTAGTTGCACCTTTGTAATGGCCTAAAAGTCATAATGCTTAAATAAAGAAAGCCAGACCTTAAAAAAGTCTGGTTTTTTTGTTTATATTTGAATATATAAGGTATAATTACTAGTATTTATAAATAAAAACAAAAAGTATGACACAATTAAAATCACATGTATGCACAAGTTGTGAGAAAGTAATTTACTATGAAAACAACGGAAGTTGGAAAAATGCTAAAACCAAATTAAAAAAAACAGGGATATTAAGATGCCCTCCATGTGCAGGTAAAGAAGGAAGATTAAATAGTGATAAACCTGTACCAGGAAGGCCAAAAGGCAGTAAAACTAGAGAAGAGCTTAGAATGAGTCATAGTAGGTTAGGAGCTGGTAAAAGGCTTAGTAATTCTTTAACAAAAGAACAAAGAATGTTAAGTATAGCAAAAAGATATGGCTACAACTCTTACGAGGAATACCAAGCAACTTTATCTGATTGGGAAAAATATAAAAATGAAGTTTGGAGAGTTACCAATCAACAGCCTTTACATCTTTTAGAAAATTTTAATAAAAGGGCTAAATCAGGAACGGAAGATGGATACCAAATAGATCATATTTACTCAGTATTAAAAGGCTTTAAAAATCAAGTTCCTCCTAATATAATTGGTAATATAGAAAACCTTCAAATGCTTCCTTGGCTACATAATGTAAAAAAAGGATGGAAATGATTTGATTTAATCTTTAATACTTGTTTATCTTTATTATTTCTCAACTATTTATTTAAAATAACAGGATACACATATAATGATTCAACCAGAACTAACAAAGAAGATTTCTTCAGAGAAGAGAAAACCTAAAAATCCAATAAAGTTTCAAGTACAATTAAATGAAGAACAAAAAGAAGCTAAAGCGGTAATATTAAACAATACTATAACATTGTTAACAGGTAAAGCAGGCTCCGGGAAAACGCTCCTTGCATGTCAAATAGCTTTAGATGCTTTATTTAATAGAGAAGTTGAAAAAATAATAATAACAAGACCAGTAGTTACAGCAAAAGAAGAAATTGGTTTTTTACCTGGAAATATAAAAGATAAATTAGATCCTTTTGTAGCTCCTATTTTTGATAACTTATATAGATTATACAGTAAAGAAAAAATAGATAAAATAGTTCAAGATGGGGAATTAGAAATAATACCTGTGGCATTTATGAGAGGAAGAAACTTTACTAATTGTTACGCTATTTTAGATGAAGCTCAAAATATAACTGATCAACAATTAGAATTAATAATAGGAAGGCTATGTAACGGTTCTAAAATGTTAATATGTGGAGATACTTCTCAAATAGATTTAAAAAATAGAAAAGATTCAGGGTTGTTTTTCTTTAATAAGGCAATAGCAAATAGTGTAGAGGGAGTAGCTTCTATAGATTTAAAAACAAATCATAGACACCCAATACTAGAACCTATTTTAGACATTTATAAACAATTAAGAGACTAATAATAAAACATGTCCAATCCAATAATTTACACAGGAAGTCCCGGACCCATATCAGGAAGTACTCCTTTCGGGTTTTATGACAATGATTTACAATTTCAGGTTGACGGACCTAGAGTAGCTAATTATTGCGCTATTAAACTAGGATATCCCGTATTGGACGTTGAGCTAAGTGATAAAAGTTTTTATGTTTGTTTTGAAGAAGCTACTTCAATTTATGCAGAAGAACTTTATCAGTCTGTAATAAAAGATAATTATTTAACTTTACAGGGAAGTCCTACATCTTCTGTATTAAATAATACTGTAATTTCACCCAATTTAACAAACATAATTAACATATCAGAAACTTATGGTGCTGAAGCAGGGGTAGGTGGATTTGTAAATTGGTCTACAGGAAGTTTAATAACCTCAGGTAATGTACAAGAATACGATATGTACCAATGGGCTGTAAATACTCAAGGAATGGATCCTAGCGATAGAATAGTTATTCAAAGAGTATTCTTTCAAGAACCTCCTGCAATTTATGGTTACGGATACGGTTCTTATTATCCTGAATTAGGAGGTGCAGGTGCTTGGCCCGGTGATTGGGGTGGATATGGACAAGGTTCTGGTGTAGGAGGTGGAGGATCATCTAACAGTGCTACTTTATATCCCGTTTATTGGGATATTCAACGTATTCAAGAACTAGAGATGTCTAATGAGGTTAGATTACCTGCTTTTAGTTTTGAATTAATAGGAAGTAAATTAAGAATAATACCTGTACCTGAATTAGGTAGTCCTAATATAGTTATTCAATATGCTTTTCAATCTCAGTTAATGAGTTTGACTGGTAATTCTCCTTACGGAAGTAATCAAGGATTAGTAGCCAACCCTGCATTAGCACCTTACACAAATATAACATATTCCCAAATAAATCAACCGGGAAAACAGTGGATAAAAGAATATACTGCAGCTTTAACTTCTGAATTGTTGGGTTTAGTAAGAGGTAAATATACTAGTGTACCTATTCCAGGAGAAACTACTACACTTAATCACGCAGATTTAATATCAAGGGGACAAGCCATGCAAAAACAATTAAGAGAAAAACTACAAAAAGATTTAGATGATATGAGTAGATCTAATCAATTGAAAAAGAAAAAAGAAGAAGCTGAATCTCTCCACAGTACTATGCAAGAAATACCTTTACAAGTTTACTTAGGATAAAACATATATGGCATTATTTGGTACCTTAAGAGATATAACTATGTTCAAGGGAGTTGCTCATGAACTTATAAATGATGTAATTACTCAGCAATGTGGCTATTACAAAGTTATTTTAGGTAATACTCAACCAAATGTGTACGGAGAATCTTTAGTAAAGGATTATATAGGACCTGTACTAATAAATTGTTTAATAGAGAGAGGAGATTACAGTACTAGNTCAGATGATTTTGGACCTGANAGNATAAGGATAGTTAAATTTAGATTTTTAAAAGATGATTTACAGTATGCAAATGTAGTACCAGAAACTGGGGATATCATAATGTACAATGANCTTTATTATGAGTGTGATAATATAAATGAAAATCAATTAATAGTAGGAAAAGATCCTGATTATGCCTATTCAGATGGACTAGATAATTTTGGTAGCAGTTATTCAATAATAATAGAAACTCATATGACTAACCCTGATAAGTTAGGAATAGTTCAAAAAAGACTATAGTATAATATTATATATGCCACAACAAGTAAGACCTTTAAAAAGAGAAGAATTTTTAGATAAATTAATAGTTCCCTATGATAATACCGTAGGTAATCCTAATATTGTTTTTTCTGAAAATTTTCAACCAGGGCAACCTGAATTTAATAGAGCTTACGAAACTTCTTTAAATGACGTAGCAGATAAAAAATTTTCTATAGGAATAAAAGATATAGATGAAGCTATTTCTTATTATTTTAATGAAGTACTTAAATTGTCTGTAGTACAAAATAATAATACTCTTCTAGTACCGGTAATATACGGATCTCCTGAAAAATGGAAATCAGTTCAAAATGATGGATATTACAGAGATCAAGTAGGTAAAATAATGGCTCCTCTAATAATGTTTAAAAGAACAAGAATAGAGCAAAATAGATCTTTAGGTAATAAATTAGATGGAAATAAAGTAAGCAATGTACAATTATTTGAAAAATCTTATTCTAGAAGAAATATTTATGATAATTTTACAGTTTTAAAAAATCAAGTCCCTCAAAAAGAGTATATAATATCTATAACACCTGATTATATTACTATTACTTACAGTTGTATTATTTGGACAAGTTTTGTAGAACAAATGGATAAAGTAATAGAAGCTATAAACTTTTCTTCTAGATCCTATTGGGGAGACCCTTCTAAATTCTTATTTTTAAGTAATATAGAAACCTTTACTGATGCAGAAACTTATAATGAAGGGGAAGATAGATTAGTAAAAACTAACTTTGATTTAACTCTAAATGGATATTTGATACCTGATTCAGTTAATGCAGAATTAGCTCAATATTCAAATAAAACTTATAATCTTTGTAAGATTGTATTTAACAGTGAAATAGTAGTATGAGTAATTTAAATAATATAGTAAGTCAAATAAATTCTTTAACAGGGTACAATCTTCCTACCTCTAGTAACTACTATATTATAAGTTCTTCTGCTCCTGTAAGCAGTGGATCAGTCAATCAAATCATACAGCAAGTAAATACCCTCACAGGCTTTAATATACCGCCTACAAACGTAGTTTATTCTTCAGGGTCTAATATATCATCTCCAGTAGTTATCTACGTTCCTACGGCTCCTACGGGCACTATATCAACAGATGGAATATATCCTGGTGGAATAATAAAAGCAGAGCACTTATTAAACATAATAAATGCTTTAAACGGTATAAATCCAAACTTGATTATACTCTCTGGAAGTTTAGTAGTATCTGGATCTGCTACTTTAAATACTAATTTAGATTTACCTTTTGTACCTGATCAAGATTTTATTTATTCTTCAGGAGGATTTGCTGTAGGAACTAACATAATTGATGGTGGTACTTTCTAATAAGTAACTATTTATTAATGAGATATAAATATATCTTTTTAATACTTAGTATATACACTTATAGAATCCCATAAATATGGCAGTTAATATAGAGCTTAAACGTAGTTCTGTACCCGGAAAAATACCTGCATCAGGATCTTTAAATCTTGGAGAATTAGCTATAAATACAGCAGATGGAGCAATTTATTTTGTCCAACAATCTGGATCAATTGGAAATGTACTTAGAGTAGCAACAACAACAGCTTCTGGAAGTACTGCAGTTCCTACAGCTTCTTATGCTAATTATGCTTTAACTTCTTCTTTAGCTACAACTAGTATAGTAACAGCATCTGCAGTAGATACTACTATAACTTTTTTTAAAGGAGATGGAACCAATTTTAATGTAACTGTATCTCAATCGGGATCAGTAGATTCAGCATCTTATGCTTCCTTTGCACAAAATGCAGCTTCAGCATCTTATTCTCAACAAGCACAAACCGCAAGCTATGTATTAAATGCAGTAAGTAGTTCTTATGCTTTAACTGCATCTTATGTAAGTGGCTCATCTAATAATTCTATTAGCTCTTCGTATGCTATTACATCTTCTTATTCAGTTAGTGCTTCTTTTGCTTCTGTATCTAATATTTCAAACACTGCTTCTTATGTATTAAATGCAATAAGTAGTTCATATGCTTACACAGCATCTTCTGCAGTAAGTGCTTCATTTTCATCTACAGCTAATACTGCAAATACAGCTTCTTATGTATTAAATGCAATAAGTAGTTCATATGCTTCTACTTCTTCTTATGCTAATAATTTTACAGTAGGAGGAACTCTAACAGCTCAAACCATAGTAGTACAGACTATTACATCTTCTATAGATTACAGTAGCGGTAGTAATATTTTTGGTAATAATTTATCTAATACTCAAACTTTTACAGGTAGCATAAATGCTACAGGATCTTTTACTTTAAGAGGTAATGAAATAATTAGTGGAAGTTCTACTGCAACTGGGGGATATACCGGTAGTTTATTTGGTACAGCATCCTCTGCAGTAAGTTCATCATATTCTGTAAGCTCTTCTCAAGCACAAAATGCTAATACAGCATCTAATGTTTTAGGAGGTAATACAAATTATATTCCTTACTGGGCAACAAACACTAGTTTAGGACAGGGTTTAATTTATCAAACAGGTTCAACAGTAGTAATAAATCAAACTGGATATACTACAGCTAATCCTGAAGCATTATATGTTTGGCAACCATCTTCAACATCATTTAATGTTATAAGTGGTAAAGGAAATTTAAATAACTACCTGCAACTAAACATACAAAATTTAAATAATGGTAATACAGTATCATCTGATATAGTTGCTACAGCTAATAATGGTAATGAAAATAACTATTATGTAGATTTAGGTATAAATGGACAATATTACAATGGTAATGTTGGGTATGGACCTGGATTTGCAAATGATGGATACTTATACAATACAGGAAATAATTTCTATATAGGTAATTATACTTCAGGATCATCAACATCTGCATTATATTTGTTTAATGGATATATGGGAGATCATAATCCTAGTTTCCAGATAGCAAATAATTTAAATGTTTATATTTCTAGTAGTTTAATTGTTACAGGAAGTATAACAGGATTAAGTGGATTTACAGGTTCATTACAAGGATCTGCATCTTATGCTACTACATCATCTTATGCATCTTATTCAGTTACTTCAACAAGTGCATCCTACTCAAGTACTGCTTCATATTGGAGTGGAAGTATTTTAAACGTAACAAGTGCATCATATTCAAATACATCTTCATATGCTTCTACAGCATCATATTCTTCATACTCAACATCACCTATAGCAATTACAGGAAGTTCTATATACTCTAATACTTTAACATCAAATATTAATCCAATAACTAGTGTAGTTTTAGGTCAAAATGCTGGACTT